TCTGTTAACAAAGGTTGTGAAAGGTCCACGAGTTGTTTGTTAATAACATAAAACTCTTCTCCATATACCCCTCTCTTTGTCTTTCCCGATAACAAGTTTTGTAATGCTCTGTTGTCTTTATCATTCTCGTGTAGTTTTTCACCTTTTTGTAAAATATCATCAACAGAAACTACAGAGTCAACTATCTCAGGAAAAAGTTTTGAAAATGTCTTCTCACCGAAATAGTAGATACCGTCAATATTATCTGACTTATCACCAGATATAATCTTAAAGGTACTAACGTTTTGGTGGGGTATAGAGATGTCTTTTAACTTAACCTTATCTCCGAACTTAATCATTTGTTTTTGAGAGGGGGAGTAGACCTGCACAGACTCAGATATGAGCTGTGTCAGGTCCTTGTCAGCAGAGAAAATAGTTTTAGTTTCATTATTAGAGATTTGACAATAATATGCAATCATATCATCTGATTCATTATTATCCACCTCCACTTGGCGAATGAACATTTCCTCAAGGTATTGTTTAACTCTATCCGTCTGCCAATTAAACGATTGTTTTTGGATATCATTCAAACGGTTGTACCTTCTATTTTCCTTATATTCAGGGAAAATACGTTTTCTCTGTACTGAGTTATTTTCTCCATCCCAAAAGACAATAACCTTATCGTAATTGTGCTCATCAATAAATCTACGAAGAGTGTTCATAAAGTGGTATATACCACCGATATGATTACCTTTATGGTAATACTCCCGTACACCGTGATACCCAATCTTGAAAAGGTTATTTCCGTCTACTAATAAGGTCTTAGTCACACCATAAAACTTAAATGGTTACACTTTCTTCTTCTTCCAACTTAAAGTCACTACCCGTACCGATAATATCTTTCCAATACTCAGAATGTTCTGACTTGTATTGTTCAATAGACTTCTTTTCTTCTGCGGCGTCTTTTCCTGCCAAGAAACCGTGAGCTGTAACAAGGATTCTACCGTCCTCATATCCAAGTCCGTTGATGTGGTTTTTCATAACCGATACTTTTGTTCGAGTTGCGAACTTTACTTTTCTCTTGTCTTTTACCGCAGTAATCTTTGTGGTTCCCGCACCCTTTTGGTTTCCAAACAAAAAGACCAAAGATGAGTTTAACCAAATCGCTTCCCCACCTTTTGCTTTAATTTTTGGTTGACCAAATGGATTGTCAGGAAGTTCCACCCACGGTTGGTTGACAATAACCAAAGTGTTCTCGTACTTAGAGTCAGACCTTCGTGAACCTGAAATTCGTTGGTTGATACCCATACCAATTTTGTCAGCAAGAACCGCAGCGTTGTGTTGCTTACCACCCTTACCGTCATATGTCATCTTACAAGGTACAGAACCAACAGAGTCCCATAAGAACAACAAGTCATACTCCAAATCACCTTTGTCTTGAGCGTCCAACAACTCATTAATATAGTCAGTAATCTGTTCTATATACTCAAAGTTGTTATTAAAGAGGAAGAATCCGTCCCAATCCAATTCGCCGGTTTCTTCATCAACCACTTCTTCACACTCAAAACCCATAAGTTTTGCGTGGTCAAAAGACCATTTTTGCTCCGTGATAATAAACACAGGAAGGATACCCTTCTTTTGTGCATCAACCGCAGCCTTTACCAACGCAGTTGTTTTACCCGTATCCGAGTGACCCAAGAACATATTCAAATGTCCCATAGCCGGACCTGGCACGCCAACCGCATCCAAAAATTCAGTACCCAAGTCATAAAATCTTTGGGGTTTGAATTTCGCAGAAGAAGAGAACTTCTTCTTTATTGAACTAAAATCTTTTTTCTTAATTGCCATAGTTTTTGTATTACGTGTTTTTCGTTACGAACTTTTCGTAATGAAAAAGATGGAAGGGATTTCTCCCTCCCATCTGTTGTTTTGGTTTTTTAGAAAGGAAGGTCTTCGTCAACCTCCATTTCCGCTTGTGGGTCCTCCACTTCTTCCTTAACCACCTCTTTTTTAGTTGTAGTACCTCCAATAGTTTCGGTGTCTTCACCATCACCATATACAAACTTCTTAAGTTCAGAGTCCCATACAGGTGTCTCACCACGAGCAACCGCCTCCAAGTATTCAACAGGACGTTGTGCGTATACGTCAGACCAAGTCATCTCATCTTCAATCCATTCTTTCATTTGGTCCGCGTCGTCACTCAAAGGAGCCGGGTCGTCGTACATAATAGTTTGAACTACCGTGTACTCAATGCCTGAGTTAGTCTTAGATTTAGACAACTCAACAATCAAATCACGACCTTCGTTAGCGTCAGTAATATCACCTTTTGCTCTCCAAATAGGGATGATTTTGTCAAGGATACCTTCTTGTTTGTAGTTGTCCTTAAATCTCCAAAACTTAACACCATCCTCTTCATTGTCACGGTCAACAACCTTAACAATGTAGAACTTACGAGGACGATACTGCATTGCGAGTTTCTTATCGGACTCCTTACCTGTAGACATCAACTCTTCATAGACCTCAGTCAAAGGTGAACGCTCACCATCGTTTTTACCTGGGTCGTACAATTTAACCCACTTACCGTCAACTTGGACTTCGTGGAACCATACTTCTTTGAAAGGTGATGAACCGTCAGGTGTAGGGAGGATACGAACCCGTGCCTGTCCTGATTTTGTCCCTTTAGGAAGATACGTGGTGAAGTACTTCTTCAAACGTTCTTCTTGTGTCATACCGTCTCCGCTACCGCGAGACTCTGTGTTTTTTTCGTACTGTGCCAGTACTGCGTCGAGTGCATTTGCCATTTTTGTTTTTCTTTTATTCGTTAAAATTTTATCTGTTACTCAAGTAAAATATAACAACGAAAAACGTTAAGTCAAATCACTACATAAAAAAAAGACCGTTAGTAACGGTCTCTTAAATGCTCTTCATCCATAAAGTATGGGGGGTCATAAATATTCCTATCTACTCTAATTATTAAATCAAAAATAGAGTCGTTTTCTGTTTTTCTTAAAATAATTATGTGACCCTCTCTATCTACAAATGGTTCATCAATTTTAATTTCTTTTTTAAATCTTTTCACGGGTCTTTCACCATCCCACTCTAATTCAATTTCAGATAAAAAATAATAGTCTTGTGGATTTTCAAAAAGTTTATTCATTCTAGCACTACCACAACTACTTAAAAGTAAAAATGATAATATCAATAATATATTATAAACGCTCTTCATCTTCAAATGGCCTATCAAAAGATTTTTTTATATCACCGTCTGAATAATTTTCAACCTCATCACTAGTTAAGACATACTCATTTTTACCTGTCTTTTCAAACTCATCTTGCTTATCCACAAAGAAATCACTTAATTTTTGATTAAATGGATAACTATCTAAACTTCTTAATTGTAATTTTTCTTCAGGTGATTTTTGTCTGTATTTTTCTACTTTTTGTTCTAAATCATTAATCTTATTTAAAATAGTATCCATCTCACCTAATTTGGTTGTTAAATCTTCTAACTTACTGAACATTCCTTCCATATACTCGTCTTGTTTATCTGAAATATCTTTTTGTGTTGTAACCAGTTCAGTAACGTCAAGTTCTTCAGTACCGTCATCTGACACTTCATCAGTAGTACCTTCATCTCCAACTACTTCAACATCGGGGTCTGTTTCGATATCTACAGGCTCTGGTACTTCTTCCGCACCTGCATTATCTTCAGGTGTTGTTGTTAAATCGTCTGTAGTTTCCTCACCACCTTCCTCATCAGGTAATGGTGGTAACTCGTCCTGTTCTTGGATATAATTATTTATATTTTTATATCTTTTTACCTCTTCTAATAGTTTTTTCTCTAATGACATTTTAATAAAAATTTAACCGTTTAATAGTGTTTTAATACCTGTAGGTGTTTCAACTCTAAGAGTTTTATTTAAATTCATCGTGTTGTCAACTCTTTCTATTAGACCGTCTCTCATTCTGACAGTATAACAGTCTCCGGTGTCTAAATCGCATACTTCTTTATAACCGTTACCTCTGTCGGTTTCAGTTAGTCTTGTATCTTTTTGTAAATAAGTGTCCAATAAATTTTTTATATTCATAACTCTTTTTTTATATAAATATGTTAATCATAGTGAATATTCAAATACCACCTCTACTAATCACTGATGTAAATATTTCTAACCATTCTTTGTATTCTTTTTCGTATTCACTATTACTTGTTATTTTTGCAGTTACTTCATCATAAACACTACTAGCAGTACCAGATAAATTACTTTCTAAATCATATATTTTCCATATATAAAGAACCGCAAGTGTTTTTGCTGTTATACGTTCAGTAGAGCCAACGGACACACTTTGGACATGGTTAAATAGTGACTCGGTAAAATTACTCATACCATTAAATGATGCGTACATGAAGTCCAACGAATTTTCTAAACTGTTAAATGACGCTATCGGTATTATTAATGAGCCGTTCTCTACACAAGTTTGTTTTAAGAAAAAATCAGACCTGTTATTAGGTTTAACTAACCTATTTGTTGGTAAATCAACAACATTATAGTTATAGCACCCTTCTCTTAACGCTTTATTTTGTGTAGATACACCATATATAAATGTTTTAATTTTATCACTTTCAAAACTTTTTGTATTAAGATAATTTATTACATCTTGTGCCCTAATTTCTGTTTTAACTAAATCAACAAAGTCTTTATCTGAATATGCGGTTAACGACTGACACTTTTCAGTTGAACCTTGTTTTATTTTTGTTAAATCAGATAATGCGATTGTATTACTTGTCGTTGCGGTAGTTATATTATCTTCTACTTGTCTTAATTTCTTTTGGTACGATTTTAATATTTCCTTGTTTATACTAACTACTAATTTATCCGGTGGTGATAGAGAATATTTAGGTATTCTTATTCCACTAAAGTTTGTAACAAAACCTCTGTTACTAATATTATGTGCAACATTCATTATCATATACGGCCCATAAAATAATGGAATATTAGTTAAATTAAAATACATCGTAGGCTGTATCATAACATTACCCATAGATTGTACTTGACACGTATATGAACGTGTTCTATAAAAATTATATAATGATTGTGATTGTTGTGCAACTTGCTGACCTGAAGCTTGTTGACCTAATCCAGCAAGAACTTGGAACGTCGGTCCTATGTTTTTGTGTTGATTCATATCTATAGATATTGAATTAAACACCCCTTGGTTTCTTTTTCCAAAATCAACTTGGAATCCAACACATCGATTACTTTCTGAAAAGTTTTCTTTATTTTCTTGGTTTTCCCTTAAGGGACATGTTGAAGGGTTTGTTATATCAAATGAGTCGTGTCCCCTTCTTACATTAGGGTTC